AGAGACTTGTCTTACCTCTTTGTCGTTACACTCTGACTTACTGAAAGTAAGATGGTAGTTGGATGGCATTGCTCCAATAGCGTAGAGCTTAGCTCTTTGTGGGTTCTTGGTGTAATCATAGAACTGTATGTGTGGAAATCTGTTCATCAGATTTATACCTTTCTGTCCACCTAGATTCTCCCAAGGGAGGTCACTAGTACCGTTCAATCTAACACATGGTGTTAGACCTAGCTTGTCAGCCTTTCGTATCAAAGATACGATATCTTTTTCTAAGATTTCTATGAAATCTTTTGGTGCATCAAAGAACCGTAGAGTCTTGTTGACCCTAGCTGATTTAACACTGTTAAATTTACCCCTACCTGCTGAGAACAGACAAGCTGTTCTGCACCCCTCTGAAGCGTTAGGACAGACATTCTGTCTGCCGTTAGCCTCATTACTTGGTGCTAGGTAAAGAATACCTGTAAGGTATCCTTGTTCACTTCCTTTGGAAGTCTTTGCATCTGAGTTTACTGATAATAATTTCATTATTAATTATATTCAATTGTTTCTACAATTGCCCATTGGACATCTTTAATTCTGAATCCTAAGGATTCAATATAGGACTCATAGTCCTCGCTTTGTGAGTCCTCTGTAAGAGGGTCTGCACTAGTGTATATTTCTTTGATTGTGGCAGAACCACTTGAATAATCTATGATTATTAATTTTGGCATATGATTTACTTTGTAAATGGGTTATGTTGGATGAATTCTATATAGAATCCAAGCTTCATCAATGCATTGCATTGGCTAGTTGTCAGCGTCTTTTGACCTTTGGTCAAGATGGATAAGTATCTCTTTTGAGAGTCATCGGTAGGATAATACAAGGTATTACCGTAGTGATTTTTTACTTCTACCTTTATGGTAGGTTGTGTGATGGTTGAATTTTGCATAGAGTTTTTGCTTTACTTTTGTCTTTGATAGAACTGCATACGAGGACTACTTTTGGTTTCTGTGATACTCTTTAGAGTATGCTTTTATTTCCTTTGGAAATACTCCACTGTGTCTTTGGTCATAGACCAAGTCGGATAGTTTACTAACTATCTGTTTGAAGAATCTGTCATTTAAATCTAGACATCTGTCTAGATTGAAACTTTTGTCTACACCGTAGTGACCTCTAACTCTGTTAGAAATTACTAATGTCTTATCATTAAATGATAAGTCATAAACAACCACTATGTGGTTATCCCAACAGTCCTCTTCTTGTTTCTCTTGAAACAAGTTACAAGTCACACTAAGAGTGTGAAAACAGCCGTCACCATCTTCGTGGAAAACCCAACCGTTAGACTCTAAAGAGTCTAGTTGTTTGCCTAAACAATCAGTAAACTGATTGAAGATGTAATCATAGGTAAACCTATGATATTCTGATTGACCATACTTTTTGTGGTCTAACTTAGCATAGCTAAGGTCTTTGTCGTGAGTAACTTTAGTTACTGAAGGGCGAGCTTTTAACTTTGTTAATTTGGATTTTTTCATATGTAAACTTTGTTTAAGTCAGCTGAATTGCTGTTGCCCCTTTATTATACACCGTTTGTCAATACCTTTATGGTATTGGTTCTGAATTACCGTGTGATCTCTCCACGCTGAGAGCATAGCTCCGCATGAGAGCCTTGACGGTAATTAGGTCAGCTTTCATTATAACGGTTGTACCGTTCTAATGGTAAGAAAAACAAAAAACATCTGTTAACAAACAGATGAACAAACGCTGTGCAAGCTTCAAAGAAGCTTAAAAGTAAGCTTATTTATAAGCTTTTAGGGGGCATACCGAAGCTTCTACGAAGCTTGTAGGGGGCTATGGGGGTCATCAGCAACGCCACAGCGTATATAACCCTCTCATAAATTTTTACCAAAAACAAAGCACCCCCATTACTAGAACAGAGGTGCTGAGTACACATACACAGAATTATATGAACTAATATGAACATATATGAAAATTATTCGGACACTTCTTCGTCCTCATCGTCATCATCTACCCAAATCCAGTCGTTGTCAACATCAGAACACTCTGCATTCTGTAATAATTTACTAGCACGCAGTACAAGACCAGTAGCTGAGAACTCGTTATTAAAAGCAAACCTGCAACCTTCCATAAATTCTTTATCATCTACAATAATTACATAGTTATCAAAGTGTTCTCCAGCGATTGACTTGAGTCTTTCTAGAGGATCTGGGGACATTTTGCTTGACATGGTAGTTGGGTATGAATAATTTACTTAAATCCAAGTCACAGAGGACTTACTTTTTCTTTTATAGTACATATCTTTGAACTTATTTAGCTCTTCGTCAACTAAATCTCGTTTTCTTTCCTTGATTTGTCTGTCAGCATCTTGAGCCATTTGGGTTACCCAGTAGTTACAAGCGATTGACAGAGCGTCAAGGCGGTCATCGTGACGAATACTGCCTCGTTTGTTGGTCAACCTCGTCAACTGATAGAACAACATATAGTGCAGGTGTTTCTCTGGAGGGTAGGACTGTGTTGTTTTGTAGTCGTTCTCTATGACCGTAGGGTCAATAACTAACTTGTGACCACCTAGAAGGGGTTCTAAGGTATCTATAATCCGTTTTTCCTTCTGAGTGTGGTGTCGTACCTCTTCTAAGCTTACAGGGTATTCTCGTGTAAATATGGGCGTTATTAGTTGGTTGAACATACCGTCACCAAAGTTAGATTCTGTAATAACAGCGTTAACTTTGTTTCGTTTGGCTATGTTGACCAACTCCATTAAGGTATCTTGATCATACCCACCCTTGAGACCGCCAGCTTCTGGAACATATAGAGTACCATTCAGCATCTTTACTACAGCATAACCAGTCTCGTCAGAGCCTCTACCAGAGGGGTCAATAGACATTACTGATCCAGTGTACGGAATCATATCCCCTACAACCTTCATAGGTCTATAGTAACGATCTCCACGGAGTCCTACATTAGGTAGGGCATCCCATTCTAAGTCTGGGGTCTTAGCCCACACTAATTTTTCTGGAGCTACATCTGGGTCTACAGATTGTACTATAAGGTTACCTAGCTTTAGTGGGAATCTATCCACATCAGATAAGCTAGGATTGAGCATGAACTGTAAAGCATAGCCTATAGAACCATAGGACACTTTACGCTCATTTAAATCAAATTCTGTGAATCTAGAAGGTTCAGCGGAATCTCCTTCGTTCTCTTCTGATATACATAGTTCAGACAGAGAACCGTTGTAGGTCATCTCAGCCTTCTTAGGGCTTACCATTTCAGATGCCCATACCTTCGCAGAATACCCCCTAGAAGTGAGTTTTGTGTAAACTGAGTCCTCACACTGCGGTGTACCTAGAAAGAGGATCTTAGAGGCATCTAGGGGCTTTAAAATAGCATCAAATTCTTTTATTTGTTCTCCGAGTTTGTCTCGCATTTGTTGCGTGGCGGAGTTTGTTGGGACTTCAATATCGTCCGCAATGATGATATCAGCACGGCTTCCTGTAAGTTGGGAGGTAACCCCCAGAGACTTAACCGAAGGTGCATGAGACGCAGGTGCAGGTCCAACATCAAAACTAACTTTTGAAAATCTTTGATCAGCTTTAGGTTTAAGATGTTGGAGAATAGGAATTTCATGTAGTAGTCTAAGAGTAAATGTGGAGAAATCATCAGCACGAGTTTTTGAAGCGGATACAACTAGAATATTCTTAGAAGAGTCTAGAAGTAGTTGGTGAACAACGAAGGCAGAACAGATCCAAGACTTACCTACACCACGAAATCCTTGAATAACAGCCCTCTTAGGACCATTCTGCATGAAATCTGCGATATCATACTGGATTGGTGTAGGATCTCTTTTTATCTGCTCAAGGGAGTGCCAGATAAGGTACAGGAAGTTTCTAAAATCCTTGAGCTTTTCTGGAATCTCCGTCTTCATCAAATGGTAATAAGTGTACTAACTCCTTCAACGGTGTCTCTTCGTTGACCGCTGTAGTAATCTGATTGTCTTTAAGTAGTTGCCTAGCAACATTTAGTACAGCTGGTGACGCTTCTCCAGATTTGATAGTTGCTATCAACTCTTGGATAGTAAGTGAAGCTAGTTCTTCTAGTAGTTCTTTATTTGGATTTGCCATCTTTTAGTTCTTTGTATATCTTGATACCGAGGTAACACAGAGTAGTCAAGCCTACAAGGATCGCTACTGATGTATTAACACCTTCTAATGTAAGTGTACCAAGTAAACCAGTAACTGCGATCGCAGGGGTTAAGTGTGGACTATTCATTTAGGTCTAGTAGTTGAGTAATCACATCCTCAGAACCTCCAGCTTTGCCTACATTCTTTGCTTGTTGAATTTGCATATACTTAGCTTTCACTTCTGGAAACTCTGTTAGCATTTGATTGAACGCTACTCTACGGTATCTAGATATGATTCGGTTAATTAAAGCGATTCTCGGACTCTTTACACCACCTTCTGAGATGGTAGAGAGCTTTTGATAACGCTTGTCTTTGATTAATTTTTCTAAAGCTTTTCTTAGAGACACACCTCTGATCTTAGTCTCACTTAGTAGTTCTAACTGACGATCGTATGCTGATTGGTTTGTGTCTGTTTTATAATCAGTTAGATCTATCAATCTATCTAGTTTTGTTGGAGGGTTTGAAAACCCATGCTCTAAGTTAGCGAGTTCTTCAAACACTACATCACCCTTACGAGTGGATATTCTAGAAGGATTGAACGGACCTACTACAGGATAGTTCTCTACAGTGATAGGTTCACCAAGAAGATTACGCTTAGGATCAAGAGCATCATTACCGTTAGGTAACTTCTTGAGTAACGCATCGCCAATATTGCGAACTTCTCTGGTTGTTGTATCACCACCAAGTGATTGACCTTGGTATAAAATGTTTGGTACGAAGCCACCTGCAAGGTTATTGATAAGCTTCTCCATCTTTCTTTCTGGATTTGACAATGCATCAGAAACTAACTGAAGACC